TGTCCGACAGAGTTGAGGGCTAGCGTCGTGGCTTCATGCCGCGTCGCGTCAAGATACGCTTGCGGGGTCAGAGGCCCGCACCTGTCGGCAGTGGTGGAGAGTGGGCTGTTCTGTTGAGTAGTGCTATGCGGGTGATTACTCCGTCCGTCGAGTTGAAACGACAGTGGACGGCTCGCGTGGAGTTGGCTCGTCGGCATCCGTGGTGGTTTTTGCTGTTCTTCGTGTGGACGTGCGACCAGCACGATTTGGTGGATCCGATCAAGCCGACACCGGCGTTGCGGCCGCACATCAAGGTGATGTCGGAGTTGTGGCATGACAATCCTCGTCTGGTAGTGGTCAAGAGCAGGCAGATGCTTATGACTTGGACCTTCGTAGCCCTTTATCTGTGGGACGCTCTTTTCCACCAGGGTCGGTTGATTATGTTCCAGAGCAAGCGGGAGGAAGACGCGATTGGCGACGAGGTGAGCGGCGACGGGCTCTTGGGCCGGGCCAAGTTCATCCTCAGCCACATGCCGGGTCGTCAGTTCGTGATACCGGAGTATGACGAGGCCAAGCACAAGCAGGGGCGGAAGATTCTGTTCCCTTGGAACAACTCTACGATCTGGGCGATTCCGCAGGGGGCTGCGATCATCCGGCAGCGGACGGCGTCGGGGATACTGAGCGACGAGAGCGCGTTCCAGCCGAGCGCCGGGGATGCCTACGTTGCGGCTCGGCCGTGCATCCGGGGCGGGGGTCGGTACACAGCGTTGACGACGGCTGACATGGCTGACGGCGGGCACACGCGGGCTCTGTACGAGGACACTTTGGACCAAGGCGATTATGAGCGTAGCGGCACCAGAACTGATTGACGCTCCAGTGGCCGGGCCGGTCGAACGGAAGATCACCGCGCCCGAAGTCATTATCCCCGCCAACGATATTGACGTGGGGTTGACCGCGACGCTCAACACCAACGGGTTCGTTGCCGTCACCTTGGGGATGGGCGCGGACCCGATCACGTTCACGCGAGAAGTGGTCGAGTCCGAGCGGCGCGGGCTCCCGGCATGGCGGTTCCGCAAAGAGTACCTGCGCGATTGGGACGCGCAGAGCGGAGCCCCGGTCTTCGATACCGAGTGGGTCGAGCGGCAGAGGAAATACTGCTGTGACCCCGTGTGGCGTTATGACGTGGAGCCGGAGATTGGGGACGACGGCAATCCCGTCCTCTGGCGGTCGAGCGGACTGCCGAAGCTCAAGCTGGTGCCGAGTCAGGGCGGGCGGCTCAAGGTCTTCATCTCGCCCGACTGGCAACCGCCGGAGATACCGGCCGGCAGCATGTCCGTGCGCGTCGCATTCGCTATGGGAATCGACGTGGGCGAGGGTGTCGGCGCATCGGACAGCACCATCCAAGTGTTCGTCGGCAGTACGCGCGAGCAGGCCGCGGTGTTCAAGGACAACCGCATTCAGCCCGCCGAACTTGGGCGGATCGCCGCGTGCATCGCACGATGGTACAACGACGCGCTGATCTGCCCGATGCGGAAGATGCACGGCATTACCACGCTCCGGGCCATGCTCGAAGTCGGCTATACGCGAATCTGGCGGCATCACCAGCCGGGCGGTCTGATCGAGGTTGCCGCGCAGGACCTTGGATGGAAGAAGGGCGAGGCCACGGACGATGTCCTGTTCGGCCGCTGGATTGACGCCATGCAGTTCGATCGCGTCACGCTCCACGATCTCGAAACGGTGCAGCAGCACTCGCAGTATATCTACGACGACATGGGCCGGGTCTGTCACCAGAAGCTCAAGTTGCTCCCGGTGACGGCCCGTTACCAGCACGGCGATCTTGTGGTGGGGGCTGCGGCGGCATACCGCGCCTGCATGGATCTCCCGCGTTACCGGCAGACCACGCCATTCACCATCCCCGCCGATAGTTTTGAGGGTATCCGCCGTCATGCCGACCGGATGGACGCCCGACGCGCGCACACCGAAGAAGACTGGTAGGGAGAACTCAGATGTCGGACACAACTGTTGCGAATCTCAGCGGAAGGCAGAAGACCGACAGCGTCAAGCCGAGCCACGTCAAGCTCGGCGCGTCCATCAAGCGGAGCGAGGAACGGATCCAGCCGTTCCGCGACCGGCGCGCGGACTTCGTGCGGGAAACCGCAGGCCCGTACTTCGGGCAGGGGTTCCGCACCAAGCGGCCACTGAATCTCATGTTCTCCCTGCTCTCCACGCTGCTCCCGGCGCTGCTGCTGGACCCGAAGTATTGGATCACCGCACGGTACGAGGACATGGACGGGATGGCCGACCTGCTCGCGCTCAACTGCGACGCAGCTATCGAAGACATGAAGCTCGCCAAGACCTTCGAGAGCGTTATCACCGACTGCCTGTTTGGGCCGGGCACCACCAAGACCGGGATCGCACCCAGCGAGTTCGGGCAGCGCGATGAAGCGGGCAACGTGCTGAGCGATCCCGGCGAAGCGTTTGTCGAGTCCGTTGATCTTGAGGACTGGGTGCCGGACATGGAGGCCCGGAAGCGCGAAGAACGCGACTACGAGGCACACCGCTTCTATCTGCCCTTCTACCTGGCGTGGGAAAGCGGCATGTACGATACCAGCAAGCTCGACCTGCTCCGGCTCAAGCAGCAGGGCCAGATTCAGAAACACAAGTCTACCGCCGACCTGCACCGCGGCTCTACTCGCGCCACCGACCGAGAGCAGTACGTCGAGCGCGTATCGCTGATGGACATATGGTGCCCCGGCGAGAGCGTGGTGAAAACCGTGGCCGGAACCTATGACGATATATCCGCAGTCGGCTATCTGGCCGAAGTCGAATGGGATGGGCCGGAAACCGGACCCTATGACGAGTGGGGATTCACCTACCTGCCCGGACAGCCCATGCCGGTCCCGCTGTTCGCCACCGTCTACGATCTCTATGTTCTGGTCAACAAACTGGCGACCAAGATGGGGAGACAGGCGGACCGCAGCAAGCAAATCCTCTTGTTCTCCAAGGGCAGCGAGGAAGATGCGGAAGCCGCTCGTACATCGTCTGACGGCGACGTGGTCGGCGTAATGGACGTGAAGCAGTTTGCGAACGTCACGCTCGGCGGGGCCGACGATCAGGGGTTCAGGACCATCGAGCGGCTGCGCGATTACTTCAACATCGTCGCGGGCAACCCCAACGTGCTCGGCGGGCTTGAGGCCGAGGCCGGTACGCTCGGCCAAGAGGAAATCAAGCTCAACCGTGCCGGCGTCCGCGTCAACCAGTGGCGGAACAAGGCACGGGATAGCGCCGACAGCGTCATGACCAAGGTGGCGTTCTACACCGTGACCGACCCCGTCGCCGTCCGCGACCTGGAAATGGAACTGCCCTACAACTTGGGAAGCATCCCCGTTATATGGGACGGGCCCATGGGCGAGATTCGCATCGGGGCCGCCTCCACCCTGCCTATCCCGTCGAAAGACGAACTGTTCCGCTACCTGTTCCACATCAACCCCTACCAGAAGCGGGCGTTCGATCCCGACGATCAATACACGCGCATTCTCGACTGGATCAACCGCGTCGTCGTCCCTCTGCAACAGGCCGGTATGGCGCAGGGCGACTACATCAACGTGCCGAAGCTCGCGGAACTCATGGCGAAGCTCAGCGGCGTCGAGGACCAAGTGCGCGGGCTGTACGTTCAAGGCGAACCAGTAGTGGCACCGCAAACGGCTGCGTCGGCCGCGGGCGGGAATACGAATGTGTCGGTCTTCTCCGGCGGGTCAAAGCCGCGCGGCTTCGCAGAATCAGACGCCAAGCCCGCGCCGACCCAAGCACAGAAGGAGCAGGGAAATGTCTGAAGTGGTGAACGTCGTCTATAACGGGCTGAAGTACGAGTTGCCCGGAGCGGCACGGGGCATTGTCGAGGCCATGCTGAAGGCCCGCGCCATTCGCGTGACCATCCTCAGCGCGGCGTCGGAGGAAATGGTCGATCTCGAAGGACTGACGGTTGAAGAACTGGCCGAGGTCGCGTGGAAGCGCAAGAAGATCGCGGAGGCCGCGGCCGTCAACGATACGCGGTCCGTGGAGATTCTGACCGAGCGCGTGAGCACGCTCGTTCAACTCGGCAAAGACCGCCTGGCCGCCAAAGCCAGCAAGGCGGAGGAAGACGCGGAACTCGCGGAAGACGCGCCGGGAGAAACCGAGCCGTCGCCGACCGGAGGCGAGCCCGAACCGGAGCCCGCCGCGCAAGCGGAGGCCGAGACGGAAGCGCCCGCGCCGGTCGGCACTCGCGCCGCGGCCGCGGCTGCGGTCGAAGCGGGTATCCCGCTGTCCGATGTGCCGCACGAAGGCGAGAAGGTCACGAAGGGCGACGTGGACGAGTACCTGAGAACGGTCGGCACCGCAGGATAGCATGCTCCTGCGGACCCGGCGCGTGCCGGGCGGCTTACCGCGTGCCGCGAAATCGCGGACACCGTTCCTGCGGAGTTGATCCGTGCCACGCGCCTTCGACAACTGCGTGAAGCGTGGCGGTAGGGTGTGGACCAAGAGCTACGGTAACGGAACCTACCGCCACTTCTGCGCCATCGGAGGCGCGACGCACGCCGGGCACCTGAAGCATAAGAAGACACACACGCGACCGCGACGGAGAAGCTGATGCCAGTCTTCACGGAAACGATCAAGCCGAAGCGCAACGGCAAGGGCGACCGCGCCTGCCACATCGACAAACAGAAGTTCGACGAGAACTATGAGCGGGCGTTCGGCAAGAGCCACACGCCTATCGGCGGACGCAAGAAGCTGATCTACGACAAGAAGGGCAACCCGCATTGGGTCAACGTGGACGAGGTCCGCCGTGCAGTCCGACAGGTCGGGCCGAGCAGCGGGATTTCTGTTCACGGCGGCGTACTGCCGCACCAGGCGGACGAACTTCGCAAGGCCGTGGCCGTTGCGGGCATCGACGGCATTACCGTCCGAGACGACGGAAATGTAGAATGGGTGGGCCGAGAGAACCGCCTGAAGTTCTTGCGGCTTAGGGGCTTACACGACAATTACGAGATTCGCGGCGGAAGCTAGTGAAAAGACGGTTGCCAATTCCCAACGCGGCTTGCTACAATAAACGCATGAACCCCGGAGCCGGGCAGCGCAACCCGGTCTTCGCCAGAAGCAAAAAACGGCACCCGTAGCTGCGGACGGGTGCCGTTTTTTTCCGGGGCATTGACATTCACGGCGACGACGCACAGTGACCGGGCGTACCGATAACTCGGCGTCGCACCAAGGAGATAGGCCATGTCGGAAGGCACAGAAGGCGACGGCAGTTCGACCGCAACTCTCGACACCAGTACACCAGAGGGCTTAGCCGCACACCGCGAAGCGGTACAGGCGGAAGCGGCCCGGCGCGCTGGCGACTCTGTTGAGGACGGCGAGAAGACTGACGGCGACGACGACGCAGGGCAGCAGACCGACACCAACACCGACGACGACGACGGTGATGATGGGGGTCATACGCTCACCCTGACAACGGCACAAAAGACATGGGCCACGCAACTCGGTATCAGCGCGGAACTGATCGCCGCGCCGACTCCCGAACTGGTCGCAGCATTGGACCAGCTAGGGACGACGGCGAGCAAGAAGCTGGCCGAGTTGGGCCGTCGAGATCGGGCGCTTTCCGACCGGGAAGCGGCCCTGAACGACGGCGGCGGTGACGGTGACGACGACGGAGGCGACGGCGGCAGCACCACCGAGCCGGACGCCGACTTTCTCCGTCAAGACTTCTTGGACGAGGATTGGGCTGATGATACCGGCGTCGCCAAGATCAACAACGTGCTCGCAACGATGCGCAGCACGCTCGAAGACATGGCGGTGATGCGTCAGCAGTTCGATTCCTTCATTGACGACCGAAACCAACACACGCTTGAGGATTTTTTGGGTGGGCTCGATGCCGCGACATTTCCTGAACTGGGTCTCGCTGACGATAAGGGGAACTATGTCCCGTCCGACGCGCTCGACCCGGACGGTGACAGCTACCGTCTGCGTGACGCCCTTTCTGAAAAGGCGTTTCAACTCCAAGCTGCGCATCGTGCAGCCACGCAAGAAATGTTGCCGTTCCGGCAGGCATTGGACCAAGCTAAGAACGTCCTTTACGCGGAACAGATCGCCAAGGCCGCAGAAGCCAAAGGGGCCAAGCGCGGGGCTGACCGCACACGGAAGCGGATAGCCCGGCCAAGCGCTCGCTACGGCGCGAGAACGGACAAGGAGGGCCGCGATGCAATCGCGGACCGCATCGCCCGGCGCGCCAGAGCAAAGGGCATCCCGATCTAGCGGCTTCGGTAGGAAGGGGAAACAGCCATGCCAGTCGGAGGTGTCACATACGACCGCTCGATTGATACGTCGGAAAGTCTGGACCTGCTTCGCATCACGCAGGAAGACTATCCGTGGAAGGGCGAACTCACCGTTCTCACAGAGCGGCACAAGTTCCCCGTCATGAACCAGTGGTTCCAGAAGCACCGCGTCATTCAGAAGTCGGGCGATTCCATCGCGGAGATCGTCATTATCGACGAGAATGGCTCGGCGCAGTTCGTGGAGCCCTACGAGGAGCAGACGCTTGATGTTCCCGACGTGACCGCCAAGATCATGCTCCCGTGGCGACGCCTTCGGGCTCATTACTCCTTCGAGGATACCGAAATCGCCATGAACCGCGATCCGAGCAGGCTGATGGACCTGCTCGACGCGCGCCGTGCCCCGGCCGAGTTGAGCATGGCGAACAAGCTGGAAGATCGCGCGTGGGAAGCGCCCACCAGCACCAGCGACAAGAAGAACCCCCACGGTATCCCGTACTGGTTCGTGCCGATCACGTCGGCGCAGGTCGCTGCGGCAACGCGCGGCCATCAGGGCGCGAACGCTTCGGGCTTCTCGGACGTTGCCGGTATCGACGCATCGGCCACGGCGAACGCGCTGTGGCGGAGCTACAACGATGTGTGGACCAACGGCGACAAGGAAATGACCGAGGACGACGTGCAGAAGGTCGTGCGCATGCTGCGGCACCTTCAGTTCGACGTGCCGGTGATCGCCACCGACTGGACCGAAGGCAAGTACGCCAACTTCACGCTGAACACGACCGAGGACATGCTGGACAACATCGAGATCAAGGCCCGCGAGAACAACGATTCGCTCGGCGCGGACCTCTCGAAATACTCCGGCCGCGTGATGTTCAAGGGCACGGTCGTTCAGTGGAACGAGGACTTGGACGACGAAACGACCAATCCTCTCGTCGCCATCAATCACGACTACTTCTGCCCCGTCGTGATGGAGGGCAACTACTTCCGCGAGATCAAGGCGATGAACGACAGGAAGCAGCCGCAGGTATTCACGTCCTACATCTTCCTGATGTTCAACTTCATCCTGAAGAACCGGCGCATGGGCGGCGGGCGGATCGACTGGGTCACGTGAGGTCAGGACGTGGCAGGGGCGGGCTGCGGCCCGCCCCTGCCGGGGTTCTGTGACTGTTCTTTTGTAGCCGTTGCCTGACGGCTCTGTGAAAGGGTAAGACGATGGACGTTGTGACGAAGCGTGGACCGTGGGCCAGTGTGGATAAGGCCCGTTTGATGTACGACCCGCTCTATGGGGTGTACGACTCCGATCACTTTGCGCAGGACAATACCGGCGTTGCGTCGCTCTACACACAGAGTTCGGACGGCGGCACCAATGGCCTGCTCACCACTCAGTACGGCGGCGTCTTCGACATCATCACCGACACCACGGACAACAACGAAACCGAGTTGGAGCGCGGCGCGGGATCAGCGGGCGTGTTTGTCGCCACGGTGAACAGCCAGCGGAAGCTGATCTTCGAGGCCCGCGTGA